AAGAACTCGGAGAGGATTGGACTACTGTTGAAGATACAATTTCGTTTAGTGAAAACGGCTTAGTAATGACTTCAACGGAAGGAACAGATGTAAATGTAAGAACAACACCTGCAATTGTAGAGGATGGTAAGTCATACAAAGTAACTTATACAATTCACGCAATAGGATTAACTGGCACAAATTCTATTCAGTATTATACTGGCTCTACTTTAGGGTATCAGGATTTACCTGAACAAGGTGTAGGAACTCACACCTTTTATCACACTAAAGCTGCTGGGGTTGATTATTGGTATTTCAAATTAGAAAATGGCAACGCCTCAACAACCGACACAGTAACTATAAGCAGCATCGTAGTCCAAGAGCTTGGAGAGGGGTGGAATTTTAATACTCCGCCTTGGGATGTTGTGTCAAATGGTATTGCTTCTGATGGAGCAAATAGCAATGATATGAATCAATCAACATGGTTTCCAGTTCTGGGAAAATCATATAAGATAGTTTATACAATAGCTTCAATTACTCAAGGTTCATACAAAATTACTTTAGGAGGTCAAACAACTACACCCAGAAGTGCAGCAGCAACATACACAGAGTATATCACAGCCACAGATTTAAGTAATGGAGGTGGAAGGTTAAGAATACAGATTGATAATGATAATGCAATTGGAACAATCAGCAGTATCTCAGTTAAGGAGGTCGGACAAGATTGGACTGTTCAAGAGGGTTGGACTGTTGAAGATAACAAAGCGGTATGTGATGGTTCGTTAAATAAAAACATTAATCAAAATATTGGCTTAATTACTGGAAAACCTTATAAAATAGTTTTTACTGTAGCCGATTATGTTTCTGGAAAAATAGATTATAATGTTGGGGGCAATACAAGGAGGGGTGACATTGCAGCAAATGGAACTTATACGGATTATGTTGTTTCAGATAGTGGGAATTTTTTGTACTTTCAGTCAAACCAAACTTTGGGTTTTGTAGGTTCAATAACAAACATTACAGTCCAACAACTTGATACAAATGATAGATGGGTAACATTTGCAGATCCAGATTCAAAATCTGTAATGAAACTCGGTCAGGTAGATCTTGAGATTGATTCATCTGGAAATAATTGTGGAGTATATCAGACTGGATTGATTAAGCCAAATAAGCTCTATATCATCACGATAAATATGAAAGCAACAGCAGCTATCTATGTTGAGATTGCTGCTTCTTTGGGTACGGCTGTGAGTGCTGTGATAGGAACAGAATTACTGACTACATCATACAAGGAATATTCTTTTGAATATGTCACTCCATTTGCTGTTGATCATGACTTGCAAATACACAGATTGTTTGGTTCTGGAGCAAATCAAACTATTTCCATTGATTATGTTTCTATGAATGGGGTTGATGAAAGCCAGTGGACTAATGATCCAACTTGGGATCCATTTGCAACATCACTGGTTTTTGTTCCTACCTTAACAGATGAATCAACAAACAACTCAAAGCAATTCACACTTAATACTTCAATAACTGATGGAGGTTGGGATGGTCGAAGTTTACATGGCCAAGTAATAATCAATGAATTTCCAACTGAAGTTCCAGCAGCTGGAATTATCAATTTAAAACAACCTGATTTTTTAGAAGGATTTTACCAAGTAGAAATTCGTGGTTATCTTGGAACTTTTTATCGAGTATTAGGAAAATGCATGGCACATCTTGAGAGAACATCCACAGAAGATGGATACAATAGATTTGAATCATATAATGACACAGTAACATACAAGGCATATGAAGAATAATAAAAGCGAGTTCTCAGTAATGGGAATGCCAGTGCATGACGTTCCACAATTTGAAGAAGTACAAGGAAAGAATTGGATATCATACGGCTCTGATGATTGCTATGGTGATTATCTTGAGAGCTTGTATCTTGGATCTTCAATACATTCAGCAATTGTGAATGGTGTTGGAGCTATGATATACGGCAAAGGACTGGATGCGGTTGAAAGAGATGATTCAGATGGTAACAAAGAGCAGTGGTTGAGACTTCAATCTCTATTGAATAGCAGTGATGATGATTTGCTCAAAAAATTAGCTATTGACTTAAAGCTATACGGCCAGTGTTATGTGAATACAATCTGGAATAAAGCAAGAACTTCAGTTGCTCAGATGAAACACTTGCCAGTGCATACGTTGAGAGCTGGTGTAGCAGACAGTGAAGGAAATATACATGAGTGGTATTACAAAAATTCTTGGGCAAGGTCTAATGATAGAGTAAAACCAAATGTATTGAAGTCTTTTTCAAGTGAGGACAGAACAAATGCATCCACAGTTTTACAGATAAAGAGATATGCTCCATCTTTTCATTATTATGGGTTGCCAGATTACGTTGGTTCAACTGGATATATAGAACTGGATCATGAGGTGCAGTCTTTCCATCTAAACAACATTAAAAATTCACTCATGCCAAGTATGATGTTGAGTTTTTCTAATGGTATTCCAACAGATCAAGAGAGAGCAGATATTGAACGCAAAGTATATGAAAAATTCTCTGGAAGTAACAATGCTGGAAAGCTATTAATAACGTTTAATGATGGGCCAGATACAGCTCCAAAGATTGAACCAATTTCAAGCAATGGATCTGATGATATGTACACCTACCTAAGCACTGAGATAACTAACAAAGTGCTCTCAGGTCATAGAGTGACATCACCACTATTATTTGGAGTGAGAGGTGGTGGAAATTCTTGGGGTTCTAATGCTGATGAATTAAATGATTCATACAGTTTATTCCACAATACAGTTGTAGAGGAATTCCAAGAAATTTTACTCAAGGGATTACAGCCTATATTTGAATCGAATGCTATAAATTTAGATATATTTTTCATTCCATCGAAACCAGCTAACTTCATAAATATTGAAGATGACACTACTGAGGTCGTAGAACCACCAAAAGAAGAAATGAGTAGTGAGATACCTAAACCAGATGAAAGTTGCTTAGAAGCTCTCTTATCACTTGGAGAGGATGCTCCAGAAGGATATGAAGTGATTGATGAACGTGAAGTGGATTATGATGATGAAGATCGGCTTGATGGAATGATTAATGGAGTGAATTTAGCTTCAGTAATTCCAAATCCAAGTGATCAATCAAAAGAGCAAGACAATCCACTGTTTAAAATTAGGTATCAATACGCTCCACTGAAAATAAACCAGATGAAATACAAGAGCAGAGACTTTTGTGTCAAAATGGTCAATGCTGCTAAGTTTTATACTAAGGAAAATATCTACAAAGCTGGTAGAACAGCGGTCAATAAAGGATGGGGGCCAAAAGGTGCATCAAAATATGACATATGGCTATATAAGGGCGGTGGATCATGTGCTCATTATTGGAGTAGATTCACGTTCCTGAAGAAAGATGATTCAAGAATCACTGCTAAACAACGACAAGCCATAATTAATGCGCTTGATCCAGATGAAAGAAAAGCAGTCACACCAAAAAAGAATGATCCAAAGGTAGCAGAGAGACCAAGAGATATGGATAACCGAGGATTTTTACCATCTAACAAAGCAGCTCAGAATATTAAAACTCCAGTGAATTACGTGAAACCAAAAGAAGATAATTAATCATGGCAAGTACTACAATTGTATTGGTATCTCCATCAAGAGTTAAGAGAGATACATCACTGGGTGGATCGGTTGATCCAAATGTGTTATTTCCAGCTATTTTACAAGCTCAAGAAAAATGGATTTTGCCAGTGCTGGGAACAGATCTTTATAATAAGATAAAAACACTGATTTCAGCTGGAACAATTGACGAAGTTGGAAATGAAATTTATGCCACATTATTGAACACATATATCATTCCATGTTTGGTGCAATTTAGCTTCATGGAGGTGATACCAGTGTTGAGAGTGAGATTCGTGAACAATGCTGTTGTGGCAATGAACTCTGAACAAGGTGGATCTGTGTCATATGATGATATAAAACCTCTCATATCAACTGCAAGAGATATTGCATCATGGTATAAAGAAAGACTAATTGACTATCTATGTGCAAACTCCTCAACATATCCAGAATTTACAAGCAATACATTTCCAGATGTTGCACCATCTTCAGCAAACTACACTCAAGGATTAAATGTGGAGAGATCATACAACAAATCAGAAGCAGAAGCATTATTGAGATTAATTACTGGGCCAAGAGTATGAAACTTAACAAGCGCACCAGAGCTAATATCAAAAAATTAAAGAAATATATTAAGAAACATGGCAACAAAAAAAGTAACACAACTGGCAACAGCGACAAGTGCAGCGGATCTGGATCTTGTGATGATTGTCGATGTGGCTGACACTGCGATGTCACCAGATGGCACAAATAAGCAGATCACAAAAGCCAATTTATTGACTGGAATTGGTGGAGGTGGAGGATTGCTTGTATCAGGCGGTGCAAGGATTCAAGTTTCTACAACTACCGACAACGGTTCTCTCTGCATTGGATGGGGTGGATCTTTGGGTTTTAATTACTATGTATGGTCTTCTTCTATTGGAGCAAATCCTTTGACTACGGGTGGGGATTTAGGAACTCCAGGTACTACACAAATAGCTTCAGTTACTATGAGTTCAGTAGTTAATACAATGTTTGTAGCTGCTTCTTCAGGAACGGCAACATTTTCAGTTATTCAAGAGTTTGATAGTTCTGCTGAAGTAGCTGGAGTTGTTATGAGATATATGATATGGAAAGCAGATGCTGGTTTAGTTACTGCTTTAGAAAATGGAACTGGAGGTGCTGGATTAACTGCTACTTTAGTTGCAAGTGCAAAATTGACCGTACCAGCATCTTCTCAATCTATTAAACCTATGGTTGTAACTTCTACAAATGGGGTTGCTATTGCTAAAGGTGACATAATATTTGGCTGTACTGTTTATGATGGTACGGTTACTGGCACTCAATATTTTCCTATGAACCTTTCAATTTACACAGTATAATGGCTCACGACAAAATAGACTTTCACGGTGAAGATTTAGACAAAATACTTGACAGTAGTCCTACAGACAAAGCAACTTTATCAGAGATAAGGACTTCAGTACAAGAGTTGTATCATATATTCCACGAATACCTTTTGGACTTGCAAAATAAAGAAGTTGAATAATGGAAATATTAGCAGTTGCGGCATCTTGTTTTATTGGAATACTTGGAACGTGGATCAGAATGACAAATGATGTCACAAAAATCAAAGCAAGGATATTCTCACTTGAAAAGCAAGAAGGAGAGGTCAAATCACTACTCAAAGAATTGTGTGTTGGTATGCAAGAAATTAAGATTTTATTAGCAGAAAAAGGAATCAAATAAAAATATATATATTATGGAATTTATTATTGAAAACTGGGCAATATTGCTATTGTCTTTTATGGCTTTTTTGAAAGTGGTTGTGAATCTCACACCTACAAAAACAGACAATCAGATATTTGGATATCTGGATATTCTCATAACAGCAATAACTGGAGATCGTAGAAAGAAGAAGTGAAGCAAATTCTCACACAGATATTAGGGAATCTTGATATTACTGAGATATTTAAAACTAAAGGTAATTTGAGGAGATGGAGCGCAAAGCGTTCTATTGGTGGCATCATTGTATTGACTGCGTGTAATGATGTTTTAATACATGGTATATCATGGCAAGGTGTTGTGATGTGCTTTGTTGGAGTGTTGCCATTAATATTATCACTATATGAATACAACTAAGAAATATACTTGGTATTCAAGTCAAACATATCACAATGGATTCAATACAGCTGTTCTGTACACTTATATTCCTAAATGAGGCCAAGACTATCAGGAAATATTTTAAAGGCCTACAATAGCCTTATATCGCGTGAGAGACGTATTTTAGTTATTGGAGATCTGCATGAACCATTCTGTTTAGATGGATATCTTGAATTTTGTAAAGAAACATATGCTAAGTGGAATTGCAATCAAGTCTTATTCATTGGTGATATTATAGACAATCATTATTCAAGCTATCATGAAGCTGATCCAGATGGAATGGGTGGTGGATCAGAACTTGCATTAGCAATTAAGCGTGTACAGAAATGGTACACTGCATTTCCAGATGCTGATGTATGCATTGGAAATCATGATCGTATTATCATGCGCAAAGCATTTAGTTCTGCTATTCCAAAAGAATGGATCAAATCTTACAATGATGTGCTTGGTGTGAAATGGAACTGGGTGGAGAGTGTTTCATATGATAATGTCCTATATGAGCATGGTGAAGGAGGTCAGGCCAAAACCAAAGCAAAGAATAACATGATGTCAAGTGTTTGCGGCCATACTCACACAGAAGCATATGTGCATTATTTCGTTGGCAAGAAATACAGAGTATTTGGAATGCAAGTTGGATGTGGTGTGGATGCTAACAGCTATGCAGCGGCATATGCAAAGAACTTTAAAAAACAAGCTATTGGATGCGGTGTCATATTAGGAGGTCACACAGCCATTAATGTACTGATGGATCTATAATAGAAAGAGAGCCACAGAAAATAAGGTGTTCACGTCTCATTTTGATGCAGCTCTCCAACTAAACAGATGACAAAGCACAATGGAACACTTTGAAATCTGGTCAAATATACGTATAAATGATGAAACTCACTAAATGTGGGTTTTTTTTTTGCTCTGTATTCTCCAGTAAACACTAAGAAATCAAAGAAAGATTAAAGAAAGTACAATAAAAGTATTGTTTTATTAAAAGTATGTTGTATCTTTACGGTATGCAAAACGAAAAAACATACAAAATGAAAAATTTAAAAACACAATTATCAGCAACAGAGTTAGAATTAGTTGTAAGCTCATTATCAATGACTATATCAGCAATTGAAACAGCAGAACAGAAAGAAGTTTATCTTGAATTATACAACAAGCTAACAAAGTAAAAAAATAAGGTGAGGGGTGCGTGTAGTAAAGAAGCATTGAGTTGCTTGTATGGCGCATCCCTTTACTTAAAATCAAATCAAAATGAATCAAGAATTAAAAAATAAGCTGGTGACTTTGAAACTAGAAGCTGAAACAGAAATTGTATATTATCGCAATCGTATGAATGAAGCTATTGATGATAAAGCTGGAAAATATAGCACTGAGTTTTATCAATCTAAACTTAACGAATCAAAAGAATATTTTAAAGGAATAATGGATACATTAAACATAATCGCACAAGATCAAGCAAAATGAAAAATTCAGTAAGAGAAGAACTAAGTGAGTACATCACAGAACGAGTTGAAGAAATACAAAGGTATGATGGTAGAGAAATGGAAGATTTGCACTTTCATCTATTCAATGAGGATTATTACATCATAGGATATTATCAGGCATCACAATGGCTGAAAACACATAACATTGGAGAGTTTGAAGCTATCCAAATATGTCAAGAGTATGAAAAGGATCACTTTGGAGAAACAAGAATATATGACAACGCAGAAAAGACTGTGAATATGTTAGCTTACATCTGGGGTGAAGAATTACTGAGTGACATGAATTTATTATAATTTTATTTGTATCTTTACCATCTAAACAATGACAAATGGACTTAATTGAAACAACCAGAATCCTCTCAAGGATCTTAGAGCAAACAGAATACTCTATTGAGTACAATGGCAAGAGGTTAGAAGATGCCAAGAAAGAATGCATCAAGGATTCCAATACTAAAATGTGGATCGAAGCGAATGAGGAAAGAATGACAAGGTACAATGATGAAGTTGATGCTTTGAGACAAGCAATCTACTCTATTAAAACACAACAAGAATTTGAATACTGGAAAGGTAAAAATTTAATCACCCCTAAAACATAAAACATGGGAATCAAGAAAAGTGAGTTGAAGCAACTCCAACAAACTGCTTCAAATATGGTTAGAACACTAACTGAAATGACTTCACAAACTGGAGAGCTTTCAAAAATAGCTACCAAGCTAACAGAACGAGCTGAGACAAATCAAAAGAAGTCATCAATTAAGATGGCTCAAGAGATGAATGATGTTATGATTGAGCTTTCAGCATCTCAGGGCATTATTGGATCGGCATTAGTCAAAGCATTAAACATTAAATAAACTAAAACAGATGACAAATTTCAACACAGAGATACACGAAAAAGTATCACTACTTGCAAAGGGTACAACCGAGATATTAGATCGCAATCTTTCAACACTAAAATCTGAATCTAATCACAAGAGAAAGAAAATGATGATGGGAATGTTGAATGGATCAAAATTGCTATCAATCACGATTGGTAATATGGTCACAACTGAAGATGATCAGAGTGTGGTAATTTCAACCTTGATTCAGAGCTTAACGAATACATACAAGGTATGTTTTCAGTATGGTGTTCAATTCACCACAACTGATGGATTGATTAATGCATGGCATAGTGGATTAAGTTGGGCGCAAAAACGTGAAGCAAAACCAACCGCATCATCTAATGATGTACTAAATCTATTTGACAATGAATAATCAATACAGTGACTGTTGTGGAGCTGAATGCTTCATGACTGAATATGGCATATGTCCAGACTGCTTAGAACATTGCGAATTTATAAGTGAGGAATCATGAAGAAAATAAACACAGAAACAGCTGCACTTTATCTTCTGGATTATATAGATAATATAAAAACAGAAGATGCATATGATCAATCAGCAAAGAAATTAGCGAAGCATTATATCCAGTATCTTATCAATTGGCATGTAGAACCAGCTCAGAACGATTCTAAGCGCAATACAGAGCATAATGAACAAAAGTGATAGCAACACAAGGCAAGTGGATAAAAGTCGCTTAAAAGATGGCTATGTGGTCTTACATGAAGCCGAGTGGTTAGAATGCCAAGCCAGATTGAATGCAATTGGTGATGAAAGAGAACGCAAAGGAGCACCATATGACAATCCAATGGTTCAGATAGAATCTACTTTGTTTGAAATAGAGTGCAAAACAGAGATGCTGAAGAAGCTGCTCAATCAATACGTTTTAAAATGAGCACACATATCAGTCCACTCACTGGTGAAGTTGTACTATCTGGAGAAAGTTTAGATGTAAGAGGTAATGTCTTAACGACTGACACGATCTCAGCATATGAATTGGCTCACAAATACAACAAATCCATTACAGCTCTGGTCAATGGTCAATATGTTGGTTGGGGTTATACTCCATCTTTCATTCATTTCAAGCACAATAGAGAGCATATAGATAAGATTTCAGAGATTACATACTGGCATGATTTTCCTCATGGAGAATATTGCCGATATCATGCAATTGTGCTTATAGCTTGTGGTGGATATGATTCAAAACAATTCTATTCTGATAGATTATCAGATCAAGAAAATGAAAGGTATCTCACTCATGTACGTGGTTCAGTTTTATCCAAGAGTAAAACACAAAAAATAAATTTCAAATCCAGAAAAGATAAATCTGGATTCACAATTAAACAAAATTAAAATGAAAAATTCAAAAATTACTGCTTTACAAGCAAATGGAACGTGGCAAACTAAAAGAGGTGATACAATGTATTCCTTTGAGATTCAGTTTGAAGATGAACAAACTGGACAGTGCAATGCTAAAACAGCTGAACCACCATATGCAATAGGTGACATGGTATTCTATGAGGTCACCAGATCATCAAACTTTGGAGATACTCTAAAAGTGACTAAGAATGATCCAACAGCATTTAATGGAGCACCAAAACCACAAACCACTCAGAAGAATATTGAAAATTCTTGGGCTATCCAGACAGCTGTTCAGATAGTTGGATCATGCAAAGAAGAAACGTATGATGAATATCTGGAACAGATTGGAATTTTAGCTCGTATTTTATTAATAGAACGTGATAATTTAAACTAATGAAACATAACAAAAACGGATTCAAATCTTATATAGTTAAGATGTATGGATCTCAAGCGAAGATGGCCAGTGCTCTGAAAGTTTCAACGAACACAGTTAATAGTTGGGTGCAAAAGAATCCAATGCCATTATTGAAACACTCTCAAACAATATTGAAACAATGTGATACAACAGCTCAAGAATTAATGTCTGAGGTTCTGTATCATAATGAGAATATAAAGTGAAGCGTGACCTTTGCTTCAATTCAGAAGCAGCTCAAATGTATGGTGTAGATGGGGCAATCATGCTCCACCACCTTGCATTCTGGGTGTATAAAAACAAGCTCAATCAAAAGAATGAGATTGATGGTCACACATGGACTTGGAACAGCGCATCTGCTCTAAGAGCAATATTTCCATTCTGGAAAGATAATCAGATCAGAAGAATCTTAACTAATCTTGAGAAAGAAGGTGCAATTATTTCAGCTGTTCATAATCGTGCGAGATGGGATAGAACAAAATGGTACACAATTACTGAAAAAGTCCAGCAATTCTACCAATTCCAGAAATCTGAACATGCAAGTACAGAAATCAACACTTCGAAGTCTAAAAAACAGAAGAACGATGTTAAGAAAACATCACACCAATACCAGATAGTTAATACAGATAGTAAACAGATAAAGACACATATAGTATATCCATACGAAAATGAGGAATTTAAAAAAATATGGATACTCTGGAAACAAGACCGATCCAATCGTAAAATAAAAAAATACACAAAGGTTGGAGAACAAGCTGCTCTCAAGAAATTGCAAGATGAAAGCGGTGGAGATGTAAATACAGCAATAAAAATGATTCAAAACTCAATAGCAAATGGATATCAGGGAATCTTCGCAATTAAAAACAACAGAAAACAGAATGCAGCTGTTCAAGGATTCGACAAATCAAAGCTGCTTGACCATCTTAAACAAACTCGCAACTCTTAATCCAGTTGAGGCATGGCATCAAGGCACTAATGTAAGGACTGCAATGAAATGTGATGAGGTGACAACATTTGCAGCTCTATATGCTATCACAAAAGACATGCTTGATTATCTGGAGATGAACAAAACTCTCAGAACGCAAGAAGAAATACAACATGCAGTATCTGTTTTACTGAATGAATTTCCAGCGTATAAATTAGAGGAATGGAAAATTGTCATGGATAGATTCAAAGCTGGATATTTTGGCAATATGTTTGAACGTCTAAAATTGCCAGAGCTGAGAGAGGCATTTTTAAAGTATGCAGATGAAAGATCAATTATGATGGAGAATAAATACCATGAGACAAAAAAGATAGAACCAGAACCATTGTCTGAAGAACAAAAAAACATCATGAAGCAGTTGGTGAAAGATCTGGACTTAAAATCAGACACAGATTTCAGAGGTCGCTGGAAGCATATTCATCACCCAAACACAACAGAATGAAACTTAAACTAATTAGAACAAACAGCAGCGCAAATTCAACAAATGGATTATTGTATGACATCACATCAGATCCAGAATTTATGTGCTACACTCTTGAGGATGAACCAAGAGAAATCAAAGTGAAACATCAAACATGCATTCCAGCTGGTGAATACACTCTTGGATTAAAAACTCATGGAAGGTTGCATGACAAATACCAATATAGATTTGCAGACATCCACAATGGAATGATTGAACTCTTGCATGTGCCAAATTTTACAGATATTTTGATTCATTGTGGCAATACAGATGAAGATACTTCTGGATGTTTACTTGTTGGAGATACACAAGAGAACAACAACATTAAAAAATCTGGATTTATAGGCAAGAGCACCAGTGCATATTTTAGAATCTACAAAGCCATATCTAAAGCAATAATGTCTGGAGAGCACTGTTCAATTAATATCACAGATGATGTAATCATATGACTGAAAGAAGCAAAGCAAAAAATGCATGTGATAAAGCCTTTAGCAGATTTGTTAGGTTATCATGTGCTGATAAATATGGAATGATAAACTGTATTACTTGTGACAAGCGCAAGATGTGGGATGAAGTTGATTGTGGTCACTTTCAAACCAGAAGCAAATTATCAGTAAGATGGTTATATGAACCAGAAAACGGATTAATAAATGCAGCTGCTCAGTGTAAAGGATGCAATATGAGTAATGGAGGGCATTCTTATCAGTTCGGCAAGAAGATAGATGCTCTGTATGGCTCAGGGAAGGCTGATACAGTCGTTTTTATGTCTAATCAGATACGCAAGTACTCAGTGCAAGAGTTAAGGGATATGGCGGCCTTATTTGAAGCGAGAGCACAAGCCATATTACAAGAAATTTAGGAGACAAATATTGTTTTCTTATATTTGGGGTTGTGGTTAGAAGCTACATATCCAAAAATTACAATGCTATCAAAAAAATGGCATGTACTATTGCCAAAAAAAGTTTGATTGATTGTGAGGAATTATGTCACATTGTGATATTAAGTATTTTAGAGAGTGATCAGAGCAAGATTGAAGAACTGATCAAGAAGAAGCAGTTGAGATATTGGTTGGCAAGGATGATGATGAACCAATACAACTCCACCACATCACCATATCATTACACATACAGAAAACCAGCTGAAAGACACAGAGAAGCGAAGCAAGATATTCTGCTGTGGTTTGATTCTGATATTGAAAAGAAGATTAAGGATGAAGAAAAGATTGATTTCATCAATTCTACTCTTTCAGATATGCCATATTTTGATAAGACAGTAACAGAAATATATTATGAGCATGGCCATTCTTTCAAAACTATGTCTGAAGATACTGGTATAAGCAAAACAACTCTTTTCAAAGCTCTAAAACGTACTAAAAATGAAATCAAAAAAAAAGCCAAGCAAAGGACTTGGAGACACGATTGAGAAAGTAACAAAATTCACTGGACTGAAAGCTGCTGTGGAATCCATCTTTGGAGAGGATTGTGGATGCTCAGAGAGGAAAGAGAAATTGAATAAACTTTTTCCATTTGGAGCACATATGAGTGCAGAGGATCGTGATCTCTATAACAAGCATTTGATAAATTGGAAGAAGGGCGGTAAGGTGACTGCTTCACAGCAACATCTGGCCATTGATATTTGGATCAGAAGCACAAACAAAAAAAAGAAATTTTCCAATTGCACATCTTGTGTAAGGAAATTCTTTGAGGATATTGAAAAACTATATGAAAACAGTTGCGACAATGACTAGACCTATCAATAAAATATTTGCTCATAAAAAAAATCCACGTTTTATACGAAACGAAAAATATCTGGAGCAATTAAAAAGCATAAAAGAGACACCAGAGATGATGAAGCTCAGACCAGTAATAATAGACGAGAATGATATCATACTTGGAGGACATCAAAGATGGAGAGCGTGTAAAGAATTAAAGTGGAAAGATATTCCAGTCACACAATATACCAGAGAGATGCATTTGAAATCTGAATCGTGGACTGTTTATGGAAAGTCATATGAAGCAGTCGGTGCTGAAGTTGCCATCAAAGACAATACACACTATGGAGAATTTGATTATGATATTCTTGCGAATGAATGGGATGTGCATCCATTGGTTGATTGGGGACTGGATGTCTGGCAACCAGAAACGGATCTGAATTTGGATGAATTTTTTGCTGAACCAGATATTACACCAGAGAGCTCTGATTTCAAAATCATTCTTGAATATAGCGAAGATGAATACAATAATCTGATGGAAGTATTTGAGAAACAAAGTGGATCAAAAGAATCAATCATATACAAATTGCTTACAGATGAAAAGTGAAGTGATAATACAATTTGAAATGGAGGGATTTCACAACTATCCAAATCCACCAGAACAAGTTGAGTTTTTAAAGTATGTCCACAGACATACATTCACAATCAAATGTGGCTATGAAGTAACAGATCTGAACAGAGAGAAAGAAATTTTCATATGCAGAGACATGGTGAAAGAATATCTCACAGAGGCGTATGGATATCCTTGTCAATTTAAAAACATGAGCTGTGAAATGATCGCAAAAGAAATACTTGAATTCAGTAAAGAAGATCAAATGAAGTGGTGTGAGGTATGGGAAGAAAACACTGGTGGAGCAAAAGTTGAATTATGATTGTACCAAACCAATCAAATTTGAAAGTTCATTATGCTGGTGCTGAGGATATTAGAATTGCTGAGTTCATACATTCAAAAGCAGACATTAATTATCATCTGTTCACAGTTTATCCATTTATCAGAAAGAAACAAAAAAATGATAAAGAGTATATTCAAAGACTTGAAAAGATATCTAAACACAGCATCATGGACAGCGGATTGTTCACACTAATGTTTGGAGCTGAAAAAGGAAAAAAAGACGCAAAATTCTTAGATAATTGGACAGAAAAACTGATTGAATTTATTCAAGAAACAAATTATGCTGGAACATATGTTGATGTTGATTGTCAGAAAATTCTTGGTGTAGATCAAGCGTGGAAATATCGAAAACTTTTACGAAGTAGATTACCAAACAACAGACAAATAAATGTATTTCATATAGAGGATGGAAAGAAAGGATTGGATGAATTGATAGAATATACAGATTACATTGCAATATCTGTTCCCGAACTCAGATCGATCAAGAAGTCGGAATACTTATATCGTGTGTTTTGTTATATTAAAAACAAAAAGCCAGATATCGATGTACATTTGTTAGGATACACAGAGTTCAAAGGCATATCAAAATACAAGGATGCATCAAGCTGTGACAGTGTCTCTTGGAAACAAGGTTCAATGTATGGTCAAATTGTAAAACTAAATACACAAAAAAACTCGGTTGAAGTATTTGTCAGTAATACAAAACGAAGCTCCAACAGTGGCAAAAGAATTGATTATGATGCAATAGGAAATTCGTATGAATCCATAGTGAGAGAACACTTCAATAAAAAACTAACAGAACGTTCAATAATTAATTACGGAATTGATCTCAGCAATGCAAAAGAATATAGAAAAATCAGCGAATACTTCGTTGGCCCTCAAGATTAGTCTTTATTTATTGGCATTTGTATTTGCTAATTTCATTGTGTTATGGTTCGGATCCAAAGGTCTAATCTTCACAGCTCTCTTTCTTGTGCCATTTGACTTCGTGATCCGATGTCTGTTTCATGAGACTTGGAAAGGTATGGAGCTGTTTCTGAAACTGGGTGCGCTTGTGTTGATTGCAAGTGCTCTCACGTATGTAATAAACAGAGACAGCTTGAACATAGCACTTGGAAGCGCATGTGGATTCATAGCTGCTCAAATAGCTGCTGGGATCTTCTATCAATTAACTATTAAAAGGAATTTTTTTATTAAGGTGAACGGATCCGATGCGGTTGGTATTTTAGTTGACAGCATCATCTTTCAAGTGGTGGCCTTTGAAATAATAATTCCAAGCATCACTTTGTCACAATTCTTACTGAAAATTATCGGTGGACTTTTTTGGTACTGGGTAATTTTTGTCAAATTAAAACTTCAAGAGAAAATATGAAAGTTGTAAAAAAATATCACTTTTATGCAGCACATAGAAATAAATCTGCTGGTGAAAAGTGTGGAAGATTACATGGCCATACCTATCATGTGAAAGTTCATCTTGACTTTCCTAAGTGGAAGAAAGATGTCACAATTTTATTTCAAGAGATAGATGAAAAATGTGAAAGAGTAATAAAGCTGTACGATCATTATCTTCTACTTTACATCAATGATCCATTAGCAAAAATATTGCACGATGCCAACGAGCCATTTCACCCACTTTATTTTGAAACATCAGCAGAGAATGTTGCAAAGAATATCTTTAATGAAATAAAAGAAACTGGTTTACCAATTTCAAGATTAGAATTAGCAGAAACAGAATCCTCAAATATTATCTATGAATCTACCAATTAGCGAAATTTTCTACTCCTTACAAGGTGAAGGATTAAGAACTGGCACAGCAAATATATTTGTCAGAATACAAGGCTGCAAAGCCAAACATGCTTGTTATGCTTCTGGCATACGATGTGACACAGAATTCACCAGTGGAACAGATTACACACTGGACGAAATACACGACATGATTCAAGATCTTGGAAAAGGTTGCATGAACATCATTTGGACTGGAGGCGAACCAGCTGACAGAGTAAATGAAGAAGTAGTGAAGTGGTTTAAGGATAAAGGATATTATCAATGTATTGAAACATCTGGATTGTTTCCAGTCACAGATCTACTTGATTATGTAACTATCTCTCCAAAGGTGGCTGAACATGTTATAGCTAAAAACTTCAAACACGTTAATGAATTGAGATATGTTCGTCACAAAGGTCAGAGCGTTCCAGTTCCTACAATTACAGCTGACAGTTATTGCATTTCACCTCACAGTGATGGCATGGATATTAACTCTGAAAATTTAAAACATTGCGTACAACTCTGCTTAGATAATCCACAGTGGAGATTGAGCGTACAAAACCACAAGATATGGATGGTATTATAACACAAAAAGAAGCAGAACAATATCTAGCAAAAGTGCTAGAGTATTTAAATGAAGATCCAACTCGTGAAGGATTGGTTGAAACACCTAAACGATATCTCAAGTTCATGAAAGAATTTCTTTCACCACCTGATTTCAAATACACCAGCTTTGAAAATGAAGGAACTGATGATATGATTGTACAAAGAAACATCCCTTTCTTTTCTTTGTGTGAACATCACATAGCTCCATTCTTTGGAGTTGCTCATGTTGCCTATATTCCAAACGGAAATATTATAGGATTGAGTAAATTAGCGAGAACAGTTGAAACATACTCAAGACGATTACAAAACCAAGAAAGAATCACACAACAGATTGCAGAGCGTTTAATGGACGAACTAAACGCAAAGGGGGTTGCAGTCGTTATGGAAGCTGAACACCTCTGTATGGCCATGAGAGGAGTTAAGAAGCATGGAGTAACAACTACAACAAGCAAGATGTGTGGAATATTCTTTGAAGATAGCAAAACCAGAAATGAATTTATGAGCTTAATTAAATGAATAAAACTGAATTGAAAAAGAAAGCTATGATGGAAGCTCTGGAGAAATCACTTGGTGTAGTCACTCAAGCATGTAAGATTGCAAGTGTATCCAGAACGCAATACTATCAATGGTTAAAAGATGATCCAGTATTCAAGAAGCAGACAGATGATATTGCTGAGATAGCAATTGACTTTGCTGAGAGCAAACTTCATTCTCTTATCAGTCAAGAGAACGTGCCAAGCACAATATTCTATCTCAAGACAAAAGGAAAGAAACGTGGATATGTAGAATCTCAAGAAATGACTATCTCAGAACCAAACAAAAAGCCAAGCTGGATCACAAGCGAGGATGAAGCAGAGTAAGTCATATTACGACTGTAAGAACTGTGATACTCGTATCCAAGTGCATCAAGGTGGAACGAGATCTGGCAAGACGTATTCTATATGTCAGGCATTAATCGAATGGTGTGTAAATAATAAGAATGCTGGTTGGGTTATTACAATCATAAGAAAGACAATGCCTTCTCTCAAGGCAAGTGTAATGAGAGACTTCTTTGAGATATTAGAGAATGAAGGATGGTATTCACCAATGAATCATAACAAATCATCTTCACAATATATTCTGTTTGGAAATGTCATTGAATTTGTTTCAATCCAAGAACCACAACGAATCAGAGGCCGCAAAAGACACATAGCATTTTTGAATGAGTGCAATGAATTAACCTTTGAAGATTTCACTCAGATAATTTTGAGAACTTCAGAAATTATGATAATGGACTTTAATCCATCTGATGTATTTTCTTGGATATATGACAAAGTAATGACCAGAGATGATTGCAGCTTTTTTCAAACTACATATCTGGACAATCCATTCTTAGACGAAAACACAATAAAAGAGATTGAATACCTAAAATTAACAGATGCAAATTATTGGAGAATTTATGGACTTGGTGAACGTGGCTTGAATATCGCTGCTATCTTTCCACACTTTAATCAAGTAGATAAAACTCCTGACAGAGCAAAGTTTATTTCATTTGGTTTAGACTGGGGATTCACAAACGATCCAAGCGCACTCATATCTGTGTACAAAGATGGTTTGGATCTATATGTTGAAGAACACTTGTATGAAACTGGCTTGACAAATAATGATCTGAGCAGAAAAATGAAAGATCTTGGAATAACACGTGAAGAAATTATTGCAGATTCAGCAGAGCCTAAATCGATCACTGAACTATCTAGACATGGATTCTTAATCAAGGGCGCGAACAAAGGGCAAGATAGTGTCAGGTTAGGAATAGACGTAATGAAACGCCACAGAATAAACATCACAAAAGAAAGCACCAATTTAATTAAAGAGATGCAGTCATATAAGTGGAAAACAGATAGAGATGGAAACCAAATCAACGTGCCAGAGAGTGGTAATGACCATGCTATTGATGCACTCAGATATGTTTGTTTGAATAAGCTCATGGAAAACTACTCTGGAAAATATTACATATCATAATCAAAGGTAAAAAAGTGAACACAGAACTTCAGCATGTCCAATAATAGACATAAAATGAACATGAACTCACGTTATAAGTGAACACACTCACCAATTAGCATAACCAAAAGTGAATAAAATGAAAATAACAGTTCCAACATCAATTGCAGATATCACAGTAAAGAAATGGATCAAGCTATCCAAGACAGATGATGTGGTTAAGCGTGTAGCAATACTCTGTGACATAACACAGAAAACAGTTAAGAGTATGACTATTGAAAGCATGGAAACTGTAAACTCTTTACTGGAGGAATTAGAAGATCCAAGCCAGACAGAATTTGAGTTTTTTCCAATTATAGAATTGAAAGGTGAAAAATACGGAATACATCCAAACCTCTCAGAGCTTACTGTTGGAGAGTATGCAGACCTTGAGACAGCTTGTGTTGATTCTGATGCAAACTTGCTTCAAATCCTCTCTATACTATACAGAAAGGTCACACACGAATCAAAAGACTTCTATCAGATAGCTCCATACACTGGAAGTGAAAACAGAAAGATATTCAATGAGTTGAAAATGGACAAAGTTTTCTCTCTACTCGCTTTTTTTTTGAATATAGGTCTGACCTTTATGAAAGATTCAGTGCAATATTTGGAGGAGGGGGAGAGGTAGGTTCATCAATGGCAAATAAATGGGGCTGGTTCGCTTCAATCTATCATCTGGCTGGTGGAGACATATTAAAAATTGAAGCCGTTACAGAGCTTAAAATTGAACAAGCATTTACTTTCTTGTGTTACGAATTAGACTTATCTATATCTAAGAATAATAAAGACATAATCAAGTAATATGGAAGCAAATCAAAGTGAAACCACAGTATATAAATTACTGGAAGCATTTGAAACGTATGGAGCTAAGAACACACAGATTCACAGCACTGTAATCGGGCCAATTGATGAAATGGATGTAAAGAAGATGAATGCAGACTTATTTCCATGTTTGTTTGTGAATCTTAGTGCTGGAAGTATTGACAAAGGTGAAGCGGAATTGACAGTGGAAGTGATTATTGCCACACTCCAACCAAGTGATTTGAAAGATCGTGCATGGATTATCAGTAATATGTTCTATATGATCAAAGATGTGATTGCATTAGGCCACAATCATGCTTATGATGATAGTAAGTTCATTCCGAGAGCAACAATGGAGCTACCAGTTGCAGTTTTACCATTCAATGTGAGATTTGAAAATCAATTAATTGGATGGACTGCTGATCTTAACTTTAGTGTAGATAACACAAATGATGTTTGCTTAATACCAATGACATGATCACAATGATGATTGACAATGTGAAGTATGATGCACCACTCACTACAAAGATCATGCATGATGTAGCAATGAGATGGAAAAAGAATGCACTCCAGATGTTAAGGAGACAAGGACACAGAGCAACTGGAACACTTGCCAACTCAATGAAATTAGAATGGGAGCTGAATCAAGACAAAGATGAATGGACAATTGAACTCACTCCGGATGTTGATTATTGGCAATATGTAGATTCTGGTGTTGATGGAGTGAACAAGAAATATAGTCGGGAGACTTTCAAACTCATGAACTCAAATACAAGAACATTCAGCTTCACAAATAAGAAACCACCACTGAAAGCAATTATGGGATGGTTAAAAATAAAAGGATATCAAGGCCGTAATGCAAAAGGACAATTTATAACAGATAGATCATTTGGATTCTTAGTACAGAGAGCAATATTTCAAAGAGGATTAAAACCATCATACTTTATATCTAAAACTGGAAATAACATTCTAAAAAAATACTCAGATCCAATTGCTTCTGCTGTTGGTCAAGATGTAGCAAATATCATAGCTAAGATATTGTAATAAAATAACAGAAACGAACATATATAAAAATGGCATACATCGTAGAACAACAACCATCTGAAACAGCTCTCACAAGCACACTACAACCAACTATCTTCACAGTCTCTGATGTAGGATTCAGTGGATTCAAATACAGATTTGCATTAAAGGTAAAAGATGATGCTGGAGTAGTATTGACAGTCTTAGCATTACAGCCAAACAATAATGAAGCAGCCACATTTAATATCTCTCAAGTATTAGATAGTTATGTAAAGACAACAGAGATACAAATTCCATTAGATGATTCCAGTGGTTCAATTCATCTTCTTGGTAAAAAGGTCTTAACTCAGCTATGTGCAAAGGGAGCTTTTACAGCAAGAAAGTTTTTGATTGATGTTGGATACATAAAATCAGCAACAGCAGATGGAGACGTATCATATACAGCTGCTGATACAAACAACAAAGTATTTGCATTAAGATGGGCTGGACAAACTTCTGATTTTGCTAATTGGAATAAAGTGGAAATAAATGATAAGCTCATAAGCGAATTTTCAGAAGCAGCTCCATCATATGATACTCCAATGCTCAGTGAGATACCTTTGAATGGAAGTGATACATGGCCATCTGGAACGGATGCTCGTTCAAGTCTTTTTAAAGACAATGTGACAATGACTTCATTCAGAACATTAGCAACACCAACTGGAACTGCAACTGGATATGATCTTAATCGTAATCTAAATTACTATAAAATTAGAGTAATGAATGGAGCATCTGAGGTTGGAAAGTATGAAATAGATATTGCTGCTGATGGAGGCATAGGAGCAAGTTCTGTTGGATCAGATAGTATGATTTCATTTGTTGGAATCGGGCCAATGAACTTAACATCTCAAACTGTCAATGCTACACTTAAAGCAGCTATTTCAGGCACATGGACACATTATGATGTGGTTGCATATTCCACCAGTGGATTATCATCAACATATCAATTGTCAGGAATATACAGATACACTCAAGTAGAAGAATCATGTTTATACGATGCATTCACTATTGCATTTCAAAACAGAGCTGGAGCATATGACTACATAGATGTATTAGGAGCACAAACCAACACAACCAACGTAACAAGCAAAGCAAAGTATGTAGGCAAATCTGGAAACTACCTTGATACAAGTACATCTGTTAATTGGGCTGCATATGGAAGGAATGGAGGCACTACATTCAGAGATGTGAGATCTAAGAGAGGAATGAAAGTATCAACTGGATGGTATGATGAAAGCAGAGATGTTTTGATTGAATCATTGATAGTATCACGCAAGGTTGTAATGATAGACAGCAATGGAGACATAAGGCCAATTGTGATAAAGGATACAAACTATCTTGAGAAAACCAGTCTAAGAAATAAGCTATTCGCATATGATATAAATATTGAATACGCAAAAGAAAGAGTATCATGATAGAGCTACAAGCGAGAGTTGGAGATTTCTATGATTGGCATACTTTGGAATTATCTGAAGATGCAGCTATACCATTAACATACAGCTTTGCTGATCCAGAGAAACTAATGAGTAGAGAGGCTCCATATTCTGGAACATTTCTCTTGCCATTCTCAAACATCAACAATGACTTCTTTGAGAACTATTTTATGATAGACCTCTCACAAGGAGCATGGAGCGGTGATGTATTTAGGCCAGAGAATCCAGTTCAATGCACTCTGTTGAATGATGGTGTTGCTTTGATTGAAGGAGTATTGCAGTTGTTGAGTGTATCTAAAACTGGCCAGACGTATGAATGTGCTATAAGTGGAGGTGCTGGTGATCTATTTACACAGATGGGCAATACTAAGCTGAGAGATGTATTTGCAAATCCAGCTAACTATGAATATGACAATACACCAGCAAATGTCATTGCATCATGGAGTGGAGATATTACAGATGGAAATGTTGGATCTGGTGTGCTTCGTATTCCATTAGTAGATAAGGCACTCAGTCAAGGAGGGCGGTTGTATGGTGATTTTGGAGTTGATGAAGGTGTATTCACTTCAAACTATCTACCACCAGCACATCTGCTACCATTCATGCAGATAGATCATATTTTTAGAGAGATATTAAACTTTTTTGGATTCTCACTTGAGAGTACGTTCATGGCAACTTCTGTATGGACAAATTTATATATGAGTTTAGGCAATGGAGCTAATGGATTAAAAACAACTCCATATTATGGTTTTAAAGCTGGATTGAGCTTAGACATAACAGCAGCGGCTGGAAGTGATACTTTTGTCATTCCATTCAATGATACTTCTGGAGTGAATCTTTATGATCCAGATGATAGATTCAATGAAACATCTTTTTCTTTTATTGTGCCAAGTGATATGTGGGCGGTGTTTGATTTCTCATTTGAGATAGATAATACATCTCAGGCTAATACTTGGGGAATTTTTAATGTTGAGTTAAATTCATCTGATACCATTCTATCAAGTATGGGTTGGTCATTGGAACAAGGTCAAACATACTCAGAACCTTTTTCATATACTATGCCACAAGCAGTATTCTTGGAATCTGGCATGGAAGTGCAACTGACTATGACAACTTATATGGAGGGTTGTATCATAAAAAAGAATCCATTAACAACATTCTTTAGATGGTTATCATATGAGAGTACAACAATAAGTGGTGAACCAGTTGATACGATTGCTAATATGCCAGATATCACATGCGCGGCATTCGTGAAAGACTTAGTTCAAAGATACAATCTTACTCTATTACCATCTACAAGTCCACAGCAGCTCATATTAGAGCCATTAAGCGACTATATTGCTTCAGGTGATGTATTGGACTGGTCTGAGAAATTAGATCACTCACAACCGTTTATTGTAAAACCAGCCACAGAGCTTAGAAGTAAAGATATTACTCTCAATGATGGAGTAGATAATGATTGGCCAAATCAATTTCAATTCACTGAATATGGCACTCCATTAGGTCAATATGGATATAGATCAGATGATACATATGCAGTTGGAACACATCAAAACAGTTCAGTATTTGGAGCAACAGCAATTCAACAACTACCAACAGCGGATTGGAATTCAGTTGATGCAAACACAATAATATATCCACGTTTGTTTGGAGAGAGTAATGGTGCGCAAGTTCCAGTTGCTCACAAACCAAAGATATTGTATTGGAATGGAACACAAACAACTGGAGGTCAAAGCATATATATAGGCTCAACAGAAACAGCTGTGTATGGATGTGTCACTCCATTTCATACTTTGCCAATAACAGATTCAACACAATCAACATATTGGAGGCATACACTAAAACAAGCTGCTGGTTCTCCTTTGATTGGTCAAAATTATGCACTTGGATTGGCCAGATCTTATTGGAGTGAATACCTACAACAGATATATTCAGAGGATGCAAGACTTGTGATGTGTCAAATAGCTATCACACCAGCTGACATGAATCTCTTAACCTTTGATGATAGGATATTTATTGATGGAATCTATTACAGAGTGATTGAGATAAGTGGATACAATCCAGTCGATCCCAAACCAACTCCAGTAAAGTTAATGAAATTGATTGATATAGGATCTATAACATTATTTCCATCTGAGCAATGTGCATTGACATATGTATCTTCAAACATAGATGGAACAACAAACTGGGTTGATGCTTCTGGAGTATCTCAAAATCCAACTATTGAATGTTGTGAAGCAGAAGGATTGACATATGCACTTGATGGTGTTATTCCTGAATGTTGGTGGGATTGGCAATCAGATGGAGAGGATGGAGATCCAACAGAAGGATTTGAAAATGGAGTATCAAGTGGTTCGGGTGTTTCAGGTATTCCAACAAGATCATTCTTTCCACAAGTGCCAATTCCAGTTGGATCACAACAAGGAACACATCTACTGAGACAAAGCTCTAAGAATTTTAATATGGCTTGGTCACAGAATGGAACAGCTGCTTATGTTAAAAATACACTGAATGAAGGTATGGCATCTTCTATGGCATTTCAGTTAATGTGTGTAACGAATAGCACCACAGCTGTTGTGGCTGGAGTAGAAGGAAAGCTGATAAGTGATATCATAATACCTATCAATTCAACAGCACACTTCAAAATCAATGCACTGGGTGTAATATATGCAGCAGCAACATTACCAATAGGTGGAACATATTTTGTTTCTCAATCCATTGTGCTAAAAAACATTGATGGAGTAATATCAACCATTTCAGACACAGTGGTTGAAAGCAATCGTGATTCTGGATTGGCTGCTCCAACTGTTTCAATAGCTCATGTGAGTGCATCTAAGAGAGACTTTGTGCTGGATATTTCAGTCACTGGAGAGGATGATGTGAACACATCTTGGGTAATGGATGTGAATGTAACATATATGAATATGAGCAGCAGTTCATCAATAGTCAATAATGGCTTAATGACTGAGGCAAATGATTTCTTTGTATTAGAGAATAAGACTAAACTGGTAACAGAAGCAGCATGAGAAAAAACTATATAAAAAATATGTTTATTACAGTTCCTAAAATTATCAAGTTGGGTACTATGTCTGATTCAAAAACATACACAAAAGAGACAATTCGCTTTTATGGGTATTATGAAGAAACTGGATTCAAAGGTTTTTTTAGGAAAGTATATATGGGAATAAAAGCCAGATTCAATGTCTAAGACAGCCACAGTCAAACTCAAAACTGAAGGAGTAACACAACTCACTTCAGAGCTAAACAAAGCTGCAAAAGCAGCTGACAATCTGGAAGATTCACTTGATGAAACAGCAGAAGCAGCTGATGATGTAGGTGAAGCATCTACACAAATGACTGGTGGCCTTGATCGTATGTCTGGTGGCCTTATAACTATGTTTAAAGGAGCAATTAAAGGAGCAAAGACATTTGTACTTGGACTAAAAACAATGAAAGGTGCTATGGTAGCAACTGGAGTTGGTGCGCTGGTCGTGGCTGTTGGTTCTCTTGTGGCATATTTCACCTCAACTAAGAAAGGTGCAGAGATGTTAGAAGTTGCAACAGCAGCTCTGGGAGTGGTTATGGGAAAACTTACAGATACACTTTCGGGAATGGGAGAAATTATGGTTGGCATCTTCACAGATCCAGTTCAATCAATTAAAGATTTCGGTAAATTCTTGAAGGAGTTTGTAATGGATCGTGTTCAAAATCTGATGGATGGTCTTGGATTTCTTGGTTCAGCAGTTTCAAAGCTATTCAAAAGAGACTTTGCTGGAGCTATGGAGGATGCAAAGAAAGGAGTTGAGAATCTTGCAATGGCAAATCCATTAATTGCTGGAACTGTTCTTGTGGTTGGTGAATTGGTTGATGCTACAAAAGAGCTTGTTGATGAAACTACCAAAGCAGTCACAGCTCAAAATGCATTAACAAAAGCAAGTCAAAATCTAAGACAAGCAGAGAGAGATTTGCTTGTAACGGAGGCAGAAAAACGTGCTATCATGGATGAGCAGCGTGTGATTTCTGGTGATATAAGTAAAAGTTATGTGGACAGAATCGAAGCAAATCAGAAAGCTCAGAAACTTGAGAAAGAAATATTTGATGAACAGCTGAGAATCGCAGAAGAAAAATTGCGAATCCACCAAGAAGAAATTGCATTAACTGAAAGTCTGGAAGAAGATTATCAGAAAGAAGCAGAATTGGAAGCAGCAGCGATATCCTTGAGATCTCAATCTGCTAAAATGAAAAAGCGTTTCATAATGGAAGAAATGCTGTTGAAAGAACAGATGGCAGCAGAAAACAAAGCAGCGGATGATGCTGAATTGTTAAGGATTGCAACATTGAAAGCAGCAACACAATCAGCAGAACAGAATGAAATTGATGCTGTTGCTTTGAAATATCTCACACTTAATGAGATGGCTCAAGGTAATGCAGAAACTGAAAAGCTACTGAAGGAAAAACAAGATGCAGAATTACTTGCCATCACAGAAAAATATGCTAAAAAAGAAGAAGAAGTTGTAAAAGAAGCAGAGAAAACCAAACAAGAATTAAGGCAAGAAACAATCAATTCAGTCATGGCAATGACACAAGCAGCGTTCTCTTTATTCTCTGCGCTGGATCAGGGGCGTGAAGATGATGATAAGAAAACTGCAAAGAAAAGATTTCAGAGAGCAAAGAAGATGCAAATTGCTTCGGCTGTTATGAGTACTGGATCTGCTATCATTGCTTCATTATCAGCTCCACCAGTTGGATTAGGATTTCCAGCTGGATTACCGGGTGCTGTTACAGCTGGATTAACTGGAGCAGCTTCTATTGCATCCATAGCAAAAACAAGATTTGATTCTGGTGGAACTCCAGATGTAGTATCACCACCAACTGCTGGAAGTAATCAAACAACAGCATTAGTGCCAGATACATTTGCACCAAGTGAAACAGCTCCAACTGACTTAGAAACATTAACAGATAAACCAATCAAAGCATTCGTTGTGGCTCAAGACATGACATCACAACAACAACTCAATGCTAACTTATTACATCATGCAACCTTATGAAAACAATTGAATTATTAATAGATGAAGAAATGGAGCTGTCAGGAATTACAGCTGTCAGTTTAGTTAGATTTCCAGCCATAGAAGAAAATTTTGTTTTCTTTAATCGTGGAGACAAATATATCATGGCCAAAGTAGATGAAGCCAAAAGAATGTTAGTCGGCCCAGCATTGATTCCAGAGAAAAGAATTGCCAGATACAACGAAGAAGAAGATGAAGAATATGAGGTGTATTTCTCAGTTGAAACTGTGAGACAAGCTTCACAGCTTTATATGAAAGAGGAAAAAACCAATTCACACACATATGAGCATGTAGATGATATCAGTGGATTGACTGTTGTTGAATCATGGCTTATAGAAGATCCGAAAAGAGACAAAGCAGCTCTCTATGGATTTGATTTGCCAGTTGGCACATGGATGTTATCTATGAAAATATGGGATGAAAATATCTGGAATGCTATCATTGAGAAAGATGTGAGAGGTTTTTCTATTGAAGGATATTTCACAGATGAATTGGTGAAGGCACAAAGACTTGAAAGAGTGCCATGTCCGAATTGCCCAAAAGATACAGAAACTCTTGAGCAGTTAAAATCACTTGTATTGGAGGAAATGGATGCAGTATTTCATCTGGATGGCAAACCACTTTGGAGGACTATTGAAGAAGCAGAGCTGTATGGAGAGCTGTTCAATAGTTGTATTGGATACCATGAGCACACTGTTGATGATATCGTGCTCTATATGGCTTGTGAGGATCATACAAAGGGAACGGATTGAAGAAAATTATATATGTATTTGAACAAGTAATATCATGAGCAAAACAATCGACAAAATCAGAGGATTATTAAACCTCCCAAACCTAACCAAATTCTATGCAGAAGCAAGATTAGATGATGGTCGCTTAGTAGTAACAGAAGCCGAAGCAATGGCTGTTGGAGTAGAGATATCTGTGATGTCTGATGAAGGCAATGCAGACTATCTTGATGATGGCACATATGCACTTGAGGATGGAACAGTTCTCGTTGTTGCTGATGGTCGAATTGTACAACTTGGTGAAGAAGAACCAGAAGCAGAAGCTGAAGTGGAAGTGGAGGTTGAAATGGCTGAAGGTGATGAAGCTGATGTGCAAGATTGGGCTGGTATGGAGAAGCGTATCAAGAATCTTGAGGATGCAGTTGCAGATTTGAAGCGTGATAAGGTTGGAGGTGATGATGAAGTATCTGAAGAAATGAGTGAACTATCTTCAGAGATAAATGCAGCATTTGAAAACATTGTGGAACGTCTTTCAGCTATTGAAAACGAACCAGCAGATACTGGTGTTAATCACTCACCAACAAAAAATAATAGTAAGGACATGGATCAAGAAACTTTTTCATCTTTGAAAACAGCAGACAGAGCACATGCAATAATTTCAAACTTCGCAAAAAACTAAAATGAAGTATATTAAAAAAACCTCATTCAATGCAGAGGAAAAAAGCGTTGCAACAAAGCATGAATTTGCTGGGCCAACATTAACTACTCCAACTTATGCTGGAGAGTTAGCATTGCCATTCGTGAGTGCTGCTTTAAAGAGTGGTGCTACCTTAGCAAATGGATGGATCAGAACAATTGATGATGTATATTACAAGGCTGTAATAAACCAAATTGAAGGTGCTTCTTTAATAGCTGATGCATCTTGTGATTTCGCTGATGCTGGATCTGTAACAATTACAGAGAACGTTCTAACTACAAAAGAACTTGCTGTAAATATTGACCTTTGCAAAAAGACAATGCGCCAATCATGGTTAGCAGCTGATACTGGAAACAGTCTCAACTCTAATATGCCATCTGCATTCTCTGATTATGTAATTGGACACATTGCTGGATTAGTTGCTCAACAAGTTGAGAATGATATCTGGACTGGAGCAGATGCTACTGGTGGAGAGTTTGAAGGATTCCTTACAGCTACAACTGGAATATTTGTTGTTGATGGAAACGTTAATGATGTGACTACAATCTCACCATTCACAAAAGGAATCATTGTTGTGGAAATGGAAAAAGTACTTGATGCTTGTTCATCTGAAGTATTAGCAAAGCCAGACTTTGCTTTGTATGTCTCACCAAAGACAGCATTCCTATACCAGCAGCATCTTGGATCTGAAGGATTCTCAAATGACTATCAAGCGAATGCAAAGCCATCTAACATATACGGCTATCCTATCTATGCTTGTCCTGGAATGCCAGACAATCAGATTGTTGCTACATATGAGAGCAATCTTGTATTTGGTTCTAACATCCTCACAAACATGACTGAGGTTCGTACAATAGATATGTCACCAATTGATGGATCTGACAACGTGCGCTTCATCATGCGTTATGCAGCTGGTGTACAAGTTGGAGTAGGTGCTGACATCTACTGGGGTAAGGCTTAATATTAACTGAAAAAAATTAAAACAAAATGGCTTGTAATTTAACAGCTGCGATTGGATTAAACTGTAAAGACACAGTTGGTGGAATCAAGGCAATTTATTTTAGTGACTTTCAGGTGGCTGGATATGGTGGTATGACATTTGATACTGGTGCATTGGATGGAATTGATGTAACTCAGGCGTGTTTCAGATATGATGTGCAACCAAATACAGCTTCATTGACTACAACTATAACAAATGAACCAGCTGGATCTGCTTCATATGATTCAGCATTGGAAGTCACTTTGAATATCTTGAAGCAATCAACATCTGATGAATTACAGAAGTTGATTCAAACAAGAGTATTTGCATACATCTTAGATGCGAATGATAATGTGTACTGCATTGGACTTCAAAATGGATGTACTGTGACTGGTGGAACGTTTGTAACTGGTCAAGCGAGAGCAGACATGCAAGGATATACACTAACTGTGACAGCTGGAGAGAATACCTACCCACCAGCAATAACAGCTTCAACTGATGCTGCTGCTGCTAACTGGCCATTCGATCAAGTTGATGGTGGAACTGCTGCATTTACTGTGACGAATCCATCATAGTATTTTAAATAACTAACTGAAAGAGGGGTGGCGATTCGCTTCTCCTCTTTTTTTTTACTAATAAATTAATAACTTAGCACACAATGATTCAGCTCACCAAAGGAACAAACGTATTGGATATCAATCTAAGTGATTTTAGTGGAGCTGGTCAAGACGTGGTTCAGAATGGATCATTTAATGATATAGGTTCAGACCTTGTTCAGAATGGTGATTTTGCTGAGATAGGTTCTGAGCTTGTCACGAACGGAGATTTTAGTGCTGTTCCATTAGGTGGTGAACTTGTGACTGATGGAAACTTTCCAACGCCAAATGTAAATTGGAGTTTATCTTCATCATTTACAATAGCAAATAACAAGCTGCATTGTCTATCAGATGGAACATATGAATTTGCTTATCAGAGTTCAGTTTTTGAAATTGGCAAATCATATGTAATTACTTTTGATATTACTGGATGGACTTTAGGAACAATAAGAGTAAGACCAACAGCAGAGTCTCCTTTTCAAAAGGCTTCTGCTAATGGTAGTTATTCTTTTTTTTATGTAGCTGTTGAAAATACTCAATTAATAATAGAAAGAGATTCAGGTGCTTGTGATATGTTCCTTGAAAATATCTCAGTTAAGGAAGCTACCAACCTTGTCACAAATCCAAACTTTACGGATACGGGAAGTGAGCTTGTAACAAATGGAGATTTCAGTTCAGGTAGTGGTTGGAATGGTTCAATAAGTGTATCAGGTGGACAAGGGACTAAAACAAGTTCTGGTTTAGCTTATCAAGGTGGCGTTGTAGCAGCAGAAAAATCATATCAAGTATCTGTTGATGTAGCAAGTTTGGGTGGTGCCCCCGCACAAATTTATGCGGGTGGTAACAATAGCGCAGCACTAACGGTTGGTGTACAAACAATATATATTACAGGTGGTTCAACTAATGATTTTATTGGATTTAATAATGGTTATTCAGGTGGTGTAGGTGCTGTATTCAATAGCATATCAGTTAAAGAACTCGGAGAGGATTGGACTACTGTTGAAGATACAATTTCGTTTAGTGAAAACGGCTTAGTAATGACTTCAACGGAAGGAACAGATGTAAATGTAAGAACAACACCTGCAATTGTAGAGG